GTACCGGGTAGCATCTTCTGCTTGCTCGGTGCACTATCCGGCGAAGTCTGTGGTTGTACTGTTGGTGCAGACTGCTTAGATGTTATACCATGATGTATTGCAAGTGCACCACCTAGTGTGATCAGCGGCGCTAAGAGCCCGGTAATAATACTACTTATGGCGGGGGCGGCTGCAGCTGCAGCAGGTACGACCACAGGTGCAGCTATTAAAAACTCGTGTAGTAGTTGGTTTATTTTATTCTCAAATCTATTATTAAGCACTAATTATTTATCAATTAGCGATTAAGAACAGACGAGAGCTTTTCACGAAATTGTGTTAAGAATTTCTGAACAAACCCCTCTAGAGCTTTATTACCAGCGTCAAAACCTTCTGTCTTAATAATGCCCGTCAGATCATCTTGATTGAGAAGGACTCTGTAAGACTCAACACCACCATTTTGACCAGTAATTTGTACATCAATTGTTACGTTCATGTGTATGTTTATATCTCAGGTTAAACTAATCAACTATACCTTTAGAGCTTTATCCCAAATAACAAGCTGTAATCGAGGGCTAAAATTAAACATATGCTCCTTGCATAATTCAGCAACCATGGCTGCTTTTTCAGTTAACTCAGCACGGCTACCACAACATGGCATCAACCACACTCTATTGCGGGGCACTCTGATGTCAGGAGCATCTATGTAGTTAGAAAACACTTCATCCAAATCCTCTTGCTTGCTGATGACAAATTTGAACCCAGACCCGTTTCTTGCATGCCAATTCAACACCTCAGGCTTATATCTCTTATCTGCTGCATCACCATTATTGGCAAGCTTGGGTGAAGTTGTGAAGGTGGCTTTGTACTTATTAACCCACTCTTCACGTGGCATAATTGTTGCGTTAGTCTCAAAATCAATGATGGGGGTAACACCATGACGTTCCACAAAAGCTTCCACTAAATCCAAAAGTTTGTTCTGTTGAATGAGAGGCTCACCCCCTGTGAGCTTCCATATTGCACCACCAGTTAACCGTTTGTCATACCCCTTTTCCTTCAAATAATCAAGAATCTCATTAACTGTATATTTGTTTTTAACAGACCAACTCACAAAACTATCACATCCATAGGGAGCATCGGCTGATTTAAATCCCTGACATGTCAAATTGCACATTGAAAGCCGCATGAAAACAGATGGAATGCCTGCAAACTCGCCTTCACCCTCAATTGTATAAAAAATCTTATCATCACTTAAGAATATTGTAGAATCTTGCATATCAATATATAATAATATAACTTAAGTTGAAATCAAGACATAAATATTACAGATGTCGAAAAAAGACAGGGCACTCAAGAAGGCCAATAGACTTGCAAAAGATCAAGATGGTATCATAAGAACAGACATCTTTCTCAACTTTAAAATAGATCAAAAGTTCCATTTCAACGAGAGACACAAAGCTTTGGTAGACAGAGCCATGGATGACACTTCGCAAATCATTTTTTGTGATGGTCCTGCAGGTTCATCAAAAACCTATTGTGCTGTGTTCGTTGCACTAACAATGCTCAAAGAAAAGAAAATAGACGAAATTGTGTACATAAGAAGTATTGTGGAATCCGCTACCAGAAAATTGGGCAGTTTACCAGGTGAAGTCGATGAAAAGTTCAAACCATGGAGCATTCCGTTGGTTGAAAAATGTGATGAACTTGTTGGCAAACAAGTAACTAACATGCTATTTGATAGCAATTACATGAAGTGTGTTCCAGTTAATTTCTTGAGAGGTTCAACCTTTACAAATAGCGTGGTCATTGTGGATGAGGCTCAAAACTTAGAACACAGTGAATTGGTGACCATATTAACACGTTTTGGAAAAAACTGTAAATTGTTTGTCATTGGAGACACACTGCAATCAGATATCTTTGGCAAATCTGGGTTTGAGAAAATGATGAATGCTTTTGATACAGAGGACAGTCATGCAAATGGCATTAACGCGTTTCATCTTACTGAAGAAGATATTACCAGGAGCAAGCTATTGAAGTTTATTGTTAAAGTAATATCAACAATAAAAATAAGAACTAATAAGGATTAAGCACCCCAGCTTGTGCCGCTGTATGGGTTTCCCCAACCAGAAGATACTTTATTGCCAACAGCAGCACCATGTTCTTTATCTGCAGCTTTCTGTATTTCAGGTGATGGTGCTGCTACAACATTAGCAACAGGCTGTGTCTGAGAAGTAAAATTAAGTTCATACTGCTCAGCTACAACTTTCTGTTTGTCATTAGGTGCAGCTGGTGTGTTCATATGTGTGGTACCATAACTAACAATTGCAGAGTTCTTATCATGCTCCCACACCTCAACTCTCTCCACCCAGCATCTGTTACTTGTAATGCCTCTCACATGCCCATCGGCCACATCAAAACACCATTCGGCTGTTCTCTCGATGCCCACGCCCCGCTGCATGACTCTCAAATCACAAACACCTGCAATATCCAGTTGTTTGAATAACTCAAGCTGAGGATCATCTGCCGATACACAAAATGTATGGTCGAACTGTTTCTCCAGAACCTGCTTAAGCTCCTTGAGCCCACCAAAATCCACAACCCAATTTCTATCATCCAGACGGTCACATGCAAACCAAAACTTTGCAACCAATCTGTAGCCATGAATAAACTTGCAGTGACTGTCTGCCTTCCATTGACGAAATGCACAACTCCCAAGTTCAATAATTTTAGTACTTTGATATTCCATACCTACATTATAATGTATATTAGCTGATTCTCAACTAATTTTTTGTATTAAGGATTTAATTTATTTTCTTTACACTCTTCACAACCACTGCAATCACAACCGTCTTTAGCATACTTACAATGACTCTCTACTGTCATTCCTTCTCTAAAAAACTTCTCAAGGAAATTATTAACAGTTTCATCAAAACTTTCTTTCTTGAGAAACTCTTTAATCTTTTTTTCTGGCATCTTAGCAGCTGCTTTCTTTGCTGCCCCAGTTACTTTTGCTTTGCCCTCTTTAGCACCCATAACGGCACCAAAAAATCTTTTTTGTTTTTCTGTTTTTGATGGCATTATATTTCCTCTTTTATTATTTTTATTACAACCTTCAATTTATTTAGTTTTTCAGCAACAGATTTTCCGGCAAAATCAGGTTCTTTCTTCAATTCTTCGAAAAAAGCAATCACATCAGCCAGTTTTGATTTATCGTACCCCTTAAGATCTTGTGCAAATCCCATAAGAATATCACTAAATTGTGGTAACTTCTCAGCTTCTTGATATGACCCTTCTAATAGATCCTTCAAGAGACGCTTTGCACGCACAGCATGTATTAAGCCTTTGCTACTCTCCGGAGTTTTATCTGCCACATTATATTTGAGTATTTTTACAAACCAGATATCCTCAGTTAATGTTATTTGTGCGGTACTATATCGCTTTTGCCCATCAATAATAAAGATAGCTTTACCTGTTTTACGTGGGTTGTCAAGCACCGAAAAGTCTAACATTATTTTGTCTAGCTTTGGATAGCTCGGGTTAATGTCTGAAACAATATATTTGATACCTTCTGCAGAATAATTAGCAGAAGCAACACTACCTTTTAACTGATAATTTACAGGTCCCTGATTGTACGACAACTTAGGAAGACCTGTAAAGTATACAGTATTACCTTTATATGGTATATGTGAGTATTCGTTTGAACGTAGCTTCAAGGACTTAAGATCTATAAGATCTTGAACGTTTAAGGTTTTTAAGAATGAGGAGAGACGCGCAACTATATTGCGCTTACCTAGAGCCAGCTCAGAAGCAGTGTCAATTGCTGAAGCTACCATGCCTATGCCCTTGGATATAGTGCCACCATTTTCTAGACTTTTAAGGATACTTCTAGCCCTACTTTGCTTACGACCAAAAATTTCATCTAAATCATCACCTTGTGTTTCTGTGGGTTGTGCATTTGAAGCAGAGAGTGTAGCTGCCTCTGTAAATGTGGCATTCAAAAGTGCTTCAGGATCGATACTTGCCTGCTTTAAGAACGTTTCAATAAACTCTGGATTATTGCTTGCTTTAATTTGATTATAAACAGGGCTTTCGGAACCATGACCGGCTTTTATAAGTGCAGATAGGAGGTTTCGCTTTAAGTTCTGAAAGGATGGATTTATTGTTGGCTCATCCACAGGCTCTATTTGAGATGCACCAACTTGCTGTATGGGGCTAACATTTGGAGGGACATTTACTATGTATACACTTACAGTTGTACCGCATTCCTCCAATACATACCCCTCAAAGTGAGCTACATTCTCATATCCAAAAACTGGTAGTTCGGAAGGATCTACCTTTATTCTAACTCTCTTGAGCTTAGTGTTTCTGAGTGTATTCTCAATAAGTTTATTCAAAAGCATATATTATTTATCTTGATTAATGAAGTTTATTACTATAATAACTTATATGTCTAATAAGAACAAGTTTGCTTTTGCTAATCATAACTACCCACATACCAAAGAAGAGACAGCGCAAATCATAGAAAACGCTGCTAAAGCTTATGAAGCCTATATGGATGCTTTAGGATACGATTGGAGAAATGATCCTAATAGTTCTAATACACCGCATAGAGTTGCGAAAGCGTTTGTTGAAGATTTTGCTTGGGGATGTTATAGTAATCCCCCCAAAGTAACTGCGTTCGATAATGTTGACCATTATGATGGTATGGTATGTCAGAATAATATTAAGCTAACGTCGTTGTGTTCACATCATCATGCACCGTTTACCGGTCATGCCCATGTTGCTTACATACCTTCAACGGGTGGTAAGGTTATTGGACTAAGCAAGTTGAATAGAATTGTAGATTGGTTTGCCCGCAGACCACAAGTACAAGAAAACCTCACAATGCAAATTCATGCCTATATTGATAAGGTTTGTGAAAAGAATAATGGTGTTGCAGTTATGATTGAGGCAGCTCATACATGTTGTTCGAACAGAGGCATTAGACATGATTCAACTATGCGTACTGCTAGAATGTCTGGTGCATTTCTAGATAATGATGATAATTCGCGAGCAGAGTTTTATAAGTTTGTAGAGTTCTCTCAATCTAATCGAACTTAAGAGGTAAGGTTATTGTTAATATTGACGTTAACAACGCCACCATTTTGCTTAATAAAATCCTTACAAAGTAAAACAGGATTATCTTGGTTACTTCTATCAGCAAGACTGAAGGGAGTTTTATTGAATTGCTCTTTACCAATACTGCAGTCTAGTTCAACAACAACTCTATCGTTAACATTATTATTACCTGAAACTGTGATGCTATCCTTGATGGGAAGTTCTAATACTTTATCACCAATAGTTTTAAACTTTACATGACCAGGCTTGGCATCTTTTAATACTATTGCATGTAGAACGTTATACCCGCTATTGCCTGTGTCTACAGTAGCTCGTACATTTCCAACATGTTGAATAGTAATACCTTCTGTCGATCCCAGTATTTGTTCATAAAAAAATTCTTTAAAACTACGCATATTAAGTATTTAGTAGTATAAATATATAAAATGAGTAAGAAAAACGAGCTTATTAAAATTTCTGAAGCTTATAACGAAGTTGTTGTAAATGAATTAAACCTTGGACCTGGGCCAGAATCTACAGCAATGGCTCCATCGAACAATACACCAACAGTCTTAAAGATAAGTGACAATAAAGCTTGTGAGGACTGCGAAGACGGCTGGGATGAAAAAACACCTACCGCAGGCACAGGAGAGACAGATGCAGATATGGCAAAGAACGAGCTTTATAAGATGCATAACGCCTCAAAGCAATTATACAATTTAATTAAAGATGGTGAGGATCTCGAACCCTGGGTTTTTAGTAAAATTACAGTAGCAGCAAGTTATATTGAAGGTGTAAGAAATTACTTAGAATATAATAAGTTTAAGAAACAAGGTGAATTTGCACCCGATAACGACGCACATGAATTTAAGATTGTTTCAAGAATCAGAGATATGCTACACGGCGAGAATAAAGAAGTTCTTGAGACAGTATTGCGTCAAACAATTTTTAATCTTGAAGCTATCAAGACAATCGAAGAAAATAAAGAAAAATAAATTAAAATCTGCCACCCATTAGGCGGTTCATTCTAGTAAAGTCTACCCGATCTACTATCTTAACCTGATTATTACCAACAAATAAAACATACCCTTCATCTTTAGCTTTTGCATAAGAACCATCAGGTAGCTGATAGAAGGCATTGGATGTTAATCTGGTGTCCAGCTGGGAAAGTATTTGCAGTATAAAAAACTTTACACGAACCATTTCGTATGTAGCGTGTATTAAACTTTCAAAACTCTTACGATGCATATCAAGAAAGTCCATTATACTAGAAATTTTTTGTTCTCTTGCTGCTCTGCCTTTCTCGCCTAATTCTTCAATACCTTTACTAATACGCTCATTAACGAATGCCTTAAACCCCTCATAGAACTGCGCTGTATCAAACTTGGCACCCGTCTTCGCGGCGCCAAAAATTCCACTATCTTCTAAATCTACCTGTTTATTTAAATAAATTTTTAACAGCGGTAATATCTGTCCGCCCATCGATCCTTTTGCAGACGAAACATATTCTTGATCAAACTTATTATCAATGCTATTAACATGCTTGGTGGCTGCAGCAATTGTTTTTTCTATATCATGCACCATCTTGTCTGACATATCAAAAGCCACCTCACCGTAGTTACTACCTCTTATAAAAGCTTTAGTACCCTGGCTGCTACTAATTAGTGACGATATGTTCTTTCCAGCTGGTTTTAATTTAATACTCTTACCATTGTCACTGATAACCCCCGTGAACGAGTCATGAACTATAATACCAACATTGCTGCTATTAATACTAGCAAACAACGGCGATTTATCGTCAATAGGTACAGTATACATAATTGTATTTGGTTTAAACGCAATATATTCTTCATTCTCTATTCTAACTCTGCTTTTATCTGCAGACGATGTAAAGAGAACGTCAGCTTGATAGATCTTACCACTATTATCATAAGCTGGTTTAAGATTTAAAAGCAAGCTCTTCAGCTTAGTTGCAAGCTCTTGCTTACCACTAAAGTTTTGATCTATTTCTTGCTCACTATGCAACAGCTTGGCATTTTCTTTAAGTGTATCAGTACTTTCATCTATTACATACTTTAAAGCTACAAAAAATTGTTTATTAGCTTCTGGACGAGGATCGGCACCAAACAAAATTGACGGGGCACCATCAATTTTTGCGTTAATCTCTTGCTCGGATTCAAATCCTTTTAATTTGTTTATTATGTTAGTAGCTTGTATAAGAAAACTATTAAATCCATTTTTCCCACCTTCTATAGCTAAATCTTCTAAGTGTGAAAGATGTGGCGAAAAGTAAGTATCTTTTTCGAGAAGAATTTCGTTTTCGGATAATATGTAAGTCTTAAACCTAATCATTTTACTAGCTTTCTATAAATTTCTTGCTTACCTTGAATTGCAATATCTGGTAAGAAAGTAAAGAATTTTGCTTCTTCCTTATTTTTTAGGGCCTCTCTTGCCTGTGTAGCTGAAGCTAGTCTAGAAATATTACCGTGACCGATCTTGGAAACATTTTTACCTACATAAATTTGTTTATTAGGACCGGTAAAGGCATTAAAGCGTACTAAGTCCTCTTGACTTGCATATAGGTTTATAGTGTAGGGTGCAGGTGACCCTTGTAACATTTTTGCAATTTTATCAGCATCAGGCAATGGGTTAGTGACTTTTGGCGTTGGTGAGAATTGACCATTATTCAATATATCAACAATCTGATAGATTGCAGTCACAGGAGACCCAGTAATAGTATGTATATAAACATTTTTTGGAAGATATTCTTTGTACATATTCCAAATCTCATATGAATCTGCTGTTGTAATACCATCTCGATCTGAACCTGAAATCAACACAACTGCTATGTCGTTATCAGTAGCCGCTTGTTTAGCAGTATCAAAATGCCCTTTGTGTGGTGGCTTAAAAGCTCCTGGGAAAAAACCTATTGATGTACCAGTTACTTCAATTAAGAATTGTTTAAACGGTAGCATCAGGCGTCCCTTGTACAGGTTGAGGTTGTGAAACTTGTGCTACAGCAGGGATAGGGGCAGGCACTACTGTAGAAGAAGCAGGCGTTCCTGGTATTTTTCCTTGTTTTGGTTTGGCGGCTTTTGCTATTCCATCAGATGACTTGCTCTTACCTATTAATACCTTTGCACCACCATTAGCAGGCAATACATAAAATCTATTTTTCATCTTATTTAAAATTTCTGAAATTGATTCATTATCTGTTATTTGTGCAGGAACACAATTTAAATAGGATGTTCTTTTATCTACAACAAGAAACCAGTTTAGTCTATTTTTATTACAATATATTTTTAAAATTATTGCACCGGCTATATTTCTACCTTCCTCAAACGACAAACTAGTCCTGTCACCTATAATGCTATTGACTTCTGACTCAAAAGGCTTAAACGCATCTTCTGCATATTTGTAATCTCCAAATGCTAAGTACTTTATCTTGTTCAATAGTGTATCAGGAGCAGTTACAAAATATTCTTTCGGCCTCTTATAATACACTCCACTCTCCTTTATTCCTAATCTACCGTCCAAGGCTTTAAGCTCTAACTTAACCCCGCCTATCATTATATCGCCCTTTGAGGTTTCCTCGCTAGATGAAGCTTCATCTCTAGAGGAAAGTTTTTTTCCATTAGCAAAAAAAGCTATAAAAACTTCCCCGGGACCTGCATTTTTACTCTGATCCTTTCTGGGCGCCTTATCTGTTGCTAGTAAATCATATAATTCAGTAATCTCGGGATAGCTAGCAATACTTTGTGCTGTGATATTCTGACCGTTAGCATTTAAGGCTTCAGCTAATACGGTTATAAATGAAATAAATGGTTGGTTTAATCTACTTAAAAAAAGTCTTTCACACTCTTTGAAGATTTCTTCTGTTAATGTAATATTAAGTGTTTGTAAGAAGTCTACTAATAAATTGTAGTTTCTATTGGTGTAACAACCAGTATTCATTAGTCTTTCTTTTACTATTTTTGCTAATTGATAATTACCACCCCTTGTTATTGCTGGAGAAATAACATCATCATAATATTCTTTATCTACTTCACCTTCCAGCGTAGCGGGATCATCTGCTTCCTGTTTATAGACTTTTATAGCCTCATCTTCTTCTTTTATAAACAAGCGTACGCTTTGTCTAGGTAATGGCGGGACCGGTTTACCCACAACATTCTCGGAGTATACTTCTTTTAAACTCTTATACGACACAGATTATTTATTAAAGCTTTATAGCGTTTTATGTTTATCTTCTTCTGCATTCTCCTCTTTACCAGCAGCTTTCTTTGCAGCATGCCTGGCAGCAGCTTCTGGATTCTGCATTTTCCATTTGGCCCATCTCTTTTTGTTTATATCCCATCCCCTTTGCACTCGTTCTTTTCTTTCATCTGAACTCTCTGCATTCTCTGCATAAGGACCAGGATCATTGGGGTGCTGGGCTCTGTAGGATCTTATCATGCCTATCAACTGCCTGCCCCGGTGTCTCTCTTCTTCTGTTGCAGGGGTGCCTCTGTCTGAAATTTCTTTTGTTTTGTCATGCAGTTCTTGTCTGATCTTGATAAACTCTTCTTTGCTTGGAATACCGTATCTCACAATGTCCATGATGTTACCAGCCAATTCACCTCTGCGCTTGGTAATACCGTCCACTGGTTGTTCTGCATCTTCTGAATTATTATCTCTTGCATCTACTGGTTTGTCCACACCTGTGGCACTTTGTTTGTTAATAAATGCTTCAAATATTAAATGATTGTCCCTATTCATATTATTATGTATTGGTCTGTGTATTTACATCTAAATTAACAGCATCCATCTGCATCAACTTAATAATTTTGTTAAGCACATCAGATGCATTTTTTTCATCAGTATCGGGTAAATCCTTTAGGACCTTAAGCTCTATATCATCAGGGTTCATGAATAGTGCCTTCCTAAGTAGATTAATTAAAAAGACTTCACCCTCAGGAGTTAGAGGTTTTTGTTGCTGCGGCTCTACTTGAGGCTCGGGGACTGCTTGTGGAGCAGCAACAGGCGCTTCAGCCGCAGGTACATTAATTTCAGGCTGTACAGGTGTTTGCTCGAGCAAATTACCGAATTTTGCTGCAATTAGATCGTTAAATCTCATGGAACTGTTGTTGGTGTAGTAGCAGTTGGTGTAGTAGCAGGAATCTGTGTTGATGCTTGTCTTAATTTGCCAGTAGCTTCTTCAGCTTTCTTCTTCAGCGCATCAGCAACTTGCTTGTAAATTGTATCTAGTTCTAGCTTTTTCTTAGCAAGTTCAGGGTCTTGTTGTACCTTGAGAGTATCATCAATAACTTTTCCAAGATTGGGTGCTTGACTAGCAGATGAAGTTGAAGGGGTAGATGGAGTTGAAGATGTAGAGGGGGTCACGCCAGGTATACTTGATACATACTCCATAACCCATTGTGGCGGATCAATTTCTAATTTCTTGTACTTTTCAATAATTTGTAATAAAAACTTCATTATAAGATATTTATGTTAAGAACAACCCTAATTTTACCTTGAAATTACTATTCAATTCACCTTGAATTTTTTGAATTCCGTTTTTTAATAAAAACTTATCTAATTTTACAAGATCAGGTCGCTTGAGATGACGTGCATATACAAAATTAACTCTAGCTCTAGTCTCTCGTCCTTCTCCAGTTGCTGCTGTTAATAGGTCTGCAAATTCAATAAACCCCATATCATCTGCATATATACTTAGCGATAAAATTGCAGACAGTTTACGGAATAAATTAATTACAAACAGCCGATTGTCACCTATATGCTCTGCTTGTAGTTCCTTAGGAAGGAACAGCAAGAGTTTCTTACCACAACTAACATTATTACCTAATGTATCTAAAATAAAACTTACAACCCTATAGACTATAAACCTTCTCAGCAATCGGTTATTTTTTTCTAGATTATATTTAAATACATCCTCTGTTACGTGTGGCTCAATTTCCTCAGTAAACGCTCGCTGAATATCAATTAATTTGTAATCAAGAGATTTTATGTCTTTAATATAACCCACGCCCATATTATAGATGAACTTATATAGCAGTCAATTAAATTTTAAAATCTTTTGGCGGGGTACCAATTCGGACATTAAGAATGCCATTATAATATTCTTGACTAAGAATTACATCGCGATGTATTTGTTCTTTAATTTCTCTATAGCCTAATTCCCATTTAGATCCGCAAAAGTGTAATATAGTAAAACGGAATTTATCTTTTCCATATTTCTCTATATCTGCATTTAATTCATTTGAAGAGCCTGTATACACCTTCCAATCAGATTCTCTTAACTCTATTCTTTTATTTTTGCGTCCCTTGAGAGGTTTTCTTTTAAGTTTTGAAATGCATTGTTTTTTGCCAATATATTTTTTATTAGTTACTGTATTACAGATTTCATATATGAACCCAAATGCTCCTTCTTGAGGTGTAACACCTGGAGCTAATTCCCAGTGGCCAAAATTCATTAGAAGTATTTAAACAAGCTTCTTCGTTGTACAAGAGGCACACGCCGTTTTTTGCCTTTTTTGCCGACTAACGTTGCTCCTAAGAATTTGGGTGTTCGCATATCATCTGGTGCATAAAAATCAGAATTTCCTACTGCTCCGCCATGTCCCATGCTAGGTGCGTCGCCGAAGACCCCGCCTGCACCGGCAGTATTATCCTCTTGCATAACATATTCTTTAAACGTTTTCATGGTATTGATTTTTGTATGTATGAATCTATAATGTATTTATGAGTCTGCTACAGAAATATATATTAGAGTTAGAGGAAGATGTTAAGCTGGATGAACTTAACTTAAAGGAAGCCGCACTTATGTTACCAGCAAAGAAAGCAAAGTGGGTATCGCGTCTTATGCTTGAAAAGGCTGCTTTAAATGAATTATTAAGAAAGAAGGAAAAAACAGCAAATGAAGTTGTGGATGAATTGCGCAAAGAATCGGCGGTGAAGCTAGCTTTACCAACACTTCAAAATGCAGCTGAAAGACATGGCCAGGTAATGGCAATTAGTAATGAAGTTAGAGAGCGTCAAGCTGTTATAGAGTTCTTGGAGCGGGTAGAAAAGACAATGCACAGTATTGGGTTTGATATTAAAAATTTAATCGAATTAATTAAGATGGAGACCGCATAGTGGTATATTTTGATTTAGATAAAAACAAAACCACAGGGGTCCTCACAGGGGATCATTTAAATGATGTGCGGGAACATTTCTCTGTAAAGAATGAAGGTGCTAGATTTGCTAGAATGAGAGGGCGGTTTATACCATCTCGCACTTATGCTATTACCCCTGCAGGTCGATTAGACCCATGCTTGTTTTTTGAAATTACCAGGTTCTTACTTCAAAATGATTACTGCAAACAAGATCAAATTCGAGCTTCAAAAGAGTTTCTTGAAGCCATTATACCTGGTCCAACCACATATCAAAAGGGTGTTCATTACACCAATCAACCATACAATAATCTTTCTCTAGAATTAAGAGATTATCAAAAAGCAGTTGTAACCAGATGTCTTGATACGGGGAGAGGGGTAGTTGTACTGGCAACCGCAGGCGGAAAGACATTAATTATGGCATCTCTTTTATCAAATTTCTTTTATATGAAGAATAATTTTAAGTGTTTGTTAATAGTACCGGATTTGGGATTAGTTGAGCAAACGTTTTCTGACTTTACATCTTATAATGTACCATTTTCAACTCGTAAGTGGACAGGAAGCAATCCCCTCGAGGGCGACAAGGGGTGTGCCGCAAACGTTATTATAGCTAATTTAGGAATCTTACAGTCAGAAAAATCTAATTTGGACTGGATTGAGGATATTGATATGTTAGTGTTTGATGAAATTCATAAAGCTCGTCGTGGTAATCAGGTTAATAAGATTATTAAGAAAATGAAAACAAATATCCGATTTGGGTTTACTGGTACTATGCCTGAGGAAAAGCTCGATCAATGGAATATAATCGGTAAGATAGGACCTATTATCTACGAGAAGAACAGTTATCAGCTACGTAATGAGAAGTATATTTCTAACGTTAATGCAAATATCTTAGAAATGAATTACAATTCGAAGCCTCCAGCAATAACGGAGCTTTCTAATCCTGCAGAACGATATAAAGCTGAGTTAGAATTTCTGTTTACTAATACTTTTCGCAATAACACAATTGCTGCTCTTTGTAATAATGCTCCTAACAACGTACTAATACTTGTAGATTTTATTCGCCACGGTGAAGAGCTACAGCAAGTATTAACATCTACTTGTAATCGAAAGAAAGTTTTCTTTATTCGAGGAGAAGTTGAAGTAAAGGATAGAGAGCAAGTGCGAGATTTAATGGAGAAAAGCAATGATGTAGTCTGTGTTGCTATTAGTAAAATTTTTAGTACAGGGGTAAATATTAAAAATCTACACTTTATTGTGTTTGCAGGCGGCGGCAAGGCAAAGGTGCGCACTATTCAAAGTATTGGAAGAGGGTTGAGACTGCACACATCTAAAGAGAAGCTATATATTATTGATATAGCAGATCAATTTACATATGGTAAGCGTCACCAGCTTAAACGACAATCTCTTTACGAACAGGAACAAATACCATACCAAATTAAAAAAGTAGCCGAAAAACCAGTATGAACTTTATTAAAAAATATAACTTAAATTTGACCGGCGCTATAACTATTGGTGCAGATGAAGGTCAGGAGATACCTTTTTATAAAGAAAATGGAATTAAACAGTTAGCGTTTTTTGAGCCGCGACCATCAGCATATGAAAAGCTATTAGAATCTTTGAAAGATATTGATAGCTCCTACCACGTACAGACTTTTAATGTTGGCCTAGGTGATGCAGAAGAAATACTCCCTATGCATACAGCAGGTGGTGGTCAGGCGAGCTCTTTCCTTAAACCTAAACTGCATCTTGAGAAGCACCCTTCAATTGTGTTTCGAGATGATATGATTTATAACTTCCCTGTCAAAACATTAGACTCATATAATTTTGGCCCAGAATACAACTATATTCATATGGATGTACAGGGGTATGAGCTAAGAGTATTAAAAGGCGGTAGGAAAACATTAAATAACGTACTAGCTTTAAATACTGAAGTTAATATAATGGAACTATATGAAGGTTGTGTACTCATGGACGAATTAGATAATTTTCTAGCAAAGTTAAATTTTTCACGAGTCGAAACTAATATTACTGAATTTGGATGGGGCGACGCCTTATATATTAAAAATTTATGATAAAAAAACAACCAAAAAATAAGCAGAAACTTTTAAAGGCAAAGCAAGAGGAAGTAGAGCTACCTGTTAGTCTGGCCATAGTTAGTTCTGTCGTAGCAACTCTTACCGGTGAGGGGGCTGCCAAAGGAAAGAAACGAAAATTAAAGCCTTCTGAAAAACCGCACTATGTAAACAGTAAGCAGTTCGAAGAAGAAATTAGACAGTTTTATAAAACAGATAATATGACTGAATACTTGGCTGATGCTATAAGACGAATAGCGTATGGGTTATCTTTTGCACCTAATTTTATTAATTACAGCTATCGTGATGAGATGATGGGCGATGCCATAGTTAAGATGTACCAAGCCTTAAAATATAAGAAATTTAAATTAGATCACGGGTTTAGCCCGTTTAGTTACTTCACAACAATTGCATTTCATGCGTTCATTAGCCGCATTAAGAAAGAAAAGAAACATCATCAACTAATTACAGATTTTCGGGAACGCAATTACGATAGTCTTATTAATAAAGACGAAGATGAAACCGGGATCCGAGTTTGTACTAAAGATCATGGAGTTCTAGATAACAGTCTTTATAATCAAAGTAACGCTTAAGCGTTATAGATGAGTCAGAATAAGAAAGTAGCTATAATATCCGATCTTCACCTGGGTGTTCATTTGAACAGCCCATCGTGGCATGATATATCTTTAGAGTGGGCTAAATGGTTGGTGAACGAATTAACCGAAAAGGATATTACCCAGATAATTTTTTGTGGTGATTTTTTTCATAGTCGTAGCGAGATAACAGTAAACACACTTCATCACGCAAGTACTATTCTTAGTATTTTTAAAAACTTCAATATAACCATGATTACAGGCAATCATGATTCGTTCTACAAGAACGATAGCCGTGTTAATAGTATTAGCATCTTAGATGGGCGACCTAATATTACAATTCTAGACAAACCTACACTCAAACAAATACACGGTAAAGAAGTATTTTTTGCTCCCTGGGGTACAGGGTTAAATGATTTACAGAGCTGCGATATTATGTTTGGTCATTTTGAAATTGAGAGCTTCAAGATGAATACCTTCAAGGTATGCGATGAGGGGTTTAAGTCTGCGGATTTATTTAAATATGCCCCCTTTGTGGTCTCCGGTCACTTTCATTTAAGAGAAGAGAGAGTGTATGAAAAAGGTACAATTCTATATGTTGGATCGCCTTTCGAGCTTGATTTTGGTGATACCGGTTCAACAAAAGGGTATTACATAATGGATTTCAATAATTTAAAGTATGAGTTTTTTCCTAATACAATATCACCACAACATATAAAGGTCTCTTTGTCTGATCTTATAAAACTTAAAGATTTTAAATCGGAAGCTAAAAAGCTTCTTAGTAATAATATTGTTAAATTATCCATTGATAAGACCATTGATAGTAGCGATCTTGAGAAGATTACAACTAAGATCAACACAGTAACTCCGCTGAGCTTAGTTGTAGATCATATAGCTACATTTGATCAGCTCGGTAAAGCTTGTCAAAGTGAGGTTGACTTGAGCGGTGTAGATATTGGTCAAGCAATTTCTGATTTTGTTAATTTGTTAGATATTCAAAATAAGAAGGAGGTTATAGAGTATACAGTATCGCTTTATAATAGTTGTAAATGAAAAAGGTTATTTTTGATAAATTGATTATAAAGAACTTTCTTAGTGTGGGTAATACACCAGTTATTATATCTTTTAAGCCCGGGTTACATGGTATTACTGGTATTAATCGCGATCAGATTGATAGGCGTAATGGTGTGGGTAAAAGCACTGTACCCGATGCTGTACATTTTGCTTTATTTGGTACTACTATTCGTGAGCTTAAAAAAGAATTTATTATTAATAATATAACAGGTAAAACGTGTGAAGTTGCTTTATCGTTTAGTATTATAAACGGTGAAAGTGTAGAGAGCTATGAAATTGTCCGTACATTAGAACCAAGTAAGTGTTTCCTATACCATAATCAACGAGACATAACCAGAGATAGTATTGTTAATACAACAGAGTATATTTCTCAGCTTATAGAATGTAATTCAGAATTATTTCAAAACTGTGTTATAATGACTGTTAATAATACCGTACCTTTCATGGCTAAAAAGAAAAATGAGAAGCGTAAATTTATTGAGGGTATTTTTAATCTAGAAATTTTCAGTAAGATGCTTAATGAACTTCGCGAAGAACAATCAGATGTTAAGAAAGACTTAGATACTGAATCAGCTCGAGAAGAAGAGGTCCGCCGGGTAGTTGATGGACTAAAAGAACAACAAATAAAGGCACATACCGAGTATACAAACCGAAAAGCTTTACTCGAAAAAAGACGTGTAGATAATACAAAGGAGTTAGCTGTCTTAACAAAGAAGCTCGAGAATATTAAGTCTATTGATGTAGATGATGTAACTAAAAATATAACTTTGCTTACTAAAAAAATAGCTGAATGCGATGATCAAATACAAGAGCTAGGCAAACAGGTCGCTTCACTAGAAACAACAAATGAGTTCTGCTTCACAACAATGAGTAAAATTGGTACTGATAAGGATACGTGCCCGACTTGCTTGAAGTCTATTACTGAACACGATACAAAACATATTAAAGAGAGTAAGGAAAATTACAAGAAACAAATTAAATCGCAGGAGACTGAAATTAAAGCGCTAGAGTCAAAGATAAGTGAGATCAATACTCTTAAAACGAAAGTAAACGATGCGATTAAAAAGGGTCAAAATAATATCAATCAAAGTAAGTTACAAGCACAGCAAAAGTTACACGACGAAAAGCGTGTCAAGCAGTTGGAGGATTACAACAAACAAGTAGATCAAGACTTGCAGCATCTTACCGATACAAGTACAGGCCTTACAACTATGATTGAAGAGGCTACACAAAAATTGGGAACCTTGCAGGAGAAGGTAGAGGGATTTAAGAAAGTACTAAATTTGATGGATACGGTGAAATTTGTAGTAAGTGAAGAGGGGGTAAAGAGTTTTATTGTAAGGCGTATATTAGATTTGTTTAATAGTAAGCTTACCTATTATCTCAGTAAGCTTAATTCCACAGCTATTATTTCATTTAATGAGTACTTTGAGGATCAGATTATTAACGATAAAGGCAAACTTACAAGTTACTTTAATTTTAGCGGTGCAGAGCGTAAAGCAATAGACTTAGCTATTATGTTTGCATTTATTGATATGTTACGACTACAGGGTAATATCTTTTATAATATACAATTCTATGATGAATTACTTGATACTAGCTTAGATGAAACAGGTGTCGAACTAGTTCTCAGTCTTTTGAATGAATTTGTAAATAAAAATAACTTTGGTGTATATGTTATATCACATAGAAAAGAGTGCGCCCGGTTTGTAACTGGTGATTTGATCTTTCTCGAGAAGAGAAACGGGATCACAACTCTCTCTACACAAACTACTTGATTTTTTGTTAGATTATTATAGATATAGTATATGTTTAATACTGGTGAGTTTGCTTCCCCTTTTTTAAGAAATATACCCCAAATTGTACCGCTTGCCGGTTCTTTAGCTGCGCCAATGCCTGGTCAAGCGCCCACCTTACAAGCCGATAACACACCACCTGCTGATGTGAACCTACCACGCGTGGTGCAGTATTATGCAGATTATTCTGGGTGCGGCTTCTGGCGTATGCTTTGGCCGGAACAGCTTTTGAATGCTTTTGGCAGCATAACCGTGCACGGCAGTACAGTTATGGTTTTAGACCCTCGCTGGTATACAAACGTCAAGGTTGTCAGAGTACAGCGACAAGCCACAGCTTCACAATTACAGTTTGTTAAATTCTTAAGAGACGTATCAAAGATACATGGATTTAGAATTGTATACGAAATAGATGATCTTGTGTTTAGTGAAGATATCCCCGATTATAACAAATTTAAGACCGCTTTCGTGGATCCAGAGATTCGTAAGAATGCGCAAGAGATTATGTCTCTATGTGATGAGATAACTGTGACCTGTGATTTCATGAAGGAGTATTACAAAGAAAAGACGGGGCATAAATGTGTAACAGTTATACCTAACTTCCCACCAAAGTTTTGGCTCGGAAGACTTTATGATGAGAAGACAATAAGCAGTAACTATGACGCTCATAAGAGTAAGCCTAGAATTCTATATGCAGGCTCTGGAGCACATTTTGATGTGGAAAATCGGGTGAATCAAAATGACGATTTTGCCCATGTCATTAAGGCTATATACGAGACTCATAGAGAGTTTCAGTGGGTGTTTCTCGGTGCGTTCCCTCTCCCTCTTCGACCTTTAGTTGAACAAGGATTAGTTGAATTCCATCCATGGATAAATCTCTACCATTACGGTGAAAAGCTAAAAAATCTTAGAATTAATATGCTAGTTGCCCCCTTACAAGATAATACTTTTAATAAGAGTAAATCAGATCTAAAGTGGATCGAGGCCAATTGCTTGGGATTACCAATCGCGTGTCAAGATCTATGTACATATAAAGATGCAGAATTTAAATTTAAGACAGGCGAAGAAATGATTAAGGTAATTCGCGATGTTTTAAGCAAGAAGGGCAGATATATGAATTTGTGCGCAGCTGCATATAAGAGGGCCGAAGCCCGATGGATGGAGGATAATATAGATTGCTACGAAGAACTATTTAAATACCCGTACGGTAGCCCAGAGCGCAAGAAGTTAAATAAAATTAATAATATTACGACTTAAGTATAGCTTGAAGCCGAATAATAAATTTATTTTTTAACGTATTTTCTGCACATCTGCCACAACCACCTTGGCGTTTTAAATTATTGAGCTCATCTACATATTCAATTCGGACACGATCACACTCCGGTATTTCTGATGGACAAGGTAATTCAAAATTAAAGAATTGCATGATTTTTTCCATATAATAATTTATTTGCCAAATACAGAAGTTCCATTATAATAAAAAGATGATAGGCTATAGAAATATTGCATACGACCCTAGGCAGGAGCTTATTCGGCTGTTCACCTGGGATGCATCAGGTAATAGAATTGCTATTGATTCTACATTCAAGCCCTATATTTACCTAGAATCTAACAATGCAAAGGACGCAGTTAGTATCTTCAATACTAATCTTAAGAAAAAAGTTTTTAAGAATCAATTTGAAAAGTCAAAATATTTAAAAGAAACAGATACAGTTAGAGTATTTGAAAATCTTTCACCAGGTCAGCAATTTTTAATTGATAATTTCTGGGAACATAATGAATCGACAGAGTTTTCAAGGTTCCCTCTTAAGCTATTCTTTCTTGATATCGAAACATATTCTGTTGATGACTTTCCTAATGTAGAGACAGCTAATCATGCTGTAAATGTTATTACAATTTATGACAGTCTAAGTAAAAAGTACATAACCTGGGGTACAAAACCTTATACCAAGACTGCTGCGGATCATAAATTCTACTTCTGTAAAACAGAAAAAGAAATGTTTTTAAAGTTCATTACATATATAGAGAGTGACTATCCAGATGTACTCTTGGGTTGGAATTCTATTTTGTTTGACTTACCGTATTTAATTAATCGCATCAGGGTGTTGTTTGATGATGACACGGTGCGTCGCCTGAGCCCCATGGGTAGAGTCCATAGTAGAACCCTGAAAGGCCAGTTCGGTAGAGAGCAGGTTCGATGGTATATAGACGGTATCTCTTGTTTAGATTATCTTGATATTTACAAGAGATTTTGCATGGTTTTGCGAGAAAACTATAAGCTTAATAATATTGCCATAATTGAGTTAGGAGAATCTAAAATAGATTTTGGTAATACTAACTTAAGTACTCTGGCCGACACAGATTGGGATACCTTTGTTGAATATAACGTACAAGACGTTCGACTTTTGATTAAGCTTGAAGAAAAGCTGCAATACTTTGAACTACTCCGAATGCTAAGTTATACCGGCTTGACGACCATGGAAGCTGCGATGGGCAGTATGAGTGTAATTATTGGTGCATGTGCTATTCGAGCACGCTATAGAAATAAAAAAATACCTACTTTTATACGTGGTGCGGATGACGGTAAGCAGAATGAAGGTGCGTATGTCGGGGATCCAAAGCGTGGATTTCAAAAATACATTGTGAGTTTTGACGCCAATAGCCTGTACCCATCTGTTATGATTACTCTCAATCTTTCACCTGAAACTAAGATGGGTGTAATAGAATCACAAACGGATAAAGATGTTACTATTCGTGATGTTAATAGTAGAACGGTAGTTGTTCCTATGGCTAAGTTTGCAAAGCTTGTTCAAGAGGAAAAGTTAGCTATCAGTAAAGCAAAAGTACTCTTTAGTCAGAAGCATAAGGGCATTATACCGGAAATGGTTGACCAGTACTATAAGCTTCGTGTGCAGGTGAGAAAGGAGCATAAGAAAATTAAGAGACAATTATCAGAGCTA